TGTATCCCGTTAACGACCCGCAAGCAGTGCGCGAACCAAGGCCGGATGTGAGCTACATTCTGTCGGGTACAAACGGCTTGCAGACCAATGTCAGCGGGGGTACAGGGCAGAATGGCCTAGGTACTCCTGAAGGTGGTAGCAGGATATTCCAGTGGGGCTGGGGTCCTGTTGGGGGCTCTCGAGCAAATGATGACGGGCTGACACCAAATAACTTGGTTTTAGCTGTGGAATTGGGTACAGTTACGGTAGCAACGACATAAGGAGTCGAAGATGGACAAAAAGCAAGTTAAGGCTATTGCCGATACAGAAGCTAACAAGGCTGTCAAAGGCCATGAAGGCCGTATGCACGTCAAAGGCATGAAGAAGGGTGGCCCTACCAGTATGGATCGTAAGAAGTTTGGTCGCGGCATGTCTCGTGCAATGAACCAGAAATCTGGGAGCAAATGATGGCTAAATTCAGCGACAAACAAATGGGCAAAGAAGTTGGTAATGCCGCTGTCTATGCCAAGCCCCATACCATGAGCGGCGGTTCGGTCTCAAACCAAGTACCAACTAAAACAGGTGCCGAGTGCGTGAAAGAACTTAATATGTCTGTTGGTGGTATTAGCAAAGGTAACTACGCCCCTGTTAAAACCAGCGGCATTAAGATGCGCGGCACTGGCGCGGCTACTAAAGGCGTGATGTCCAGAGGACCGATGGGATGAACTACACCGAGTTGTACAACACAATTCAGTCGTACACCGAGAATCAGTTTCCGGATGTATATCTGGCGAGTGGGAGTACTGTGTCTGCAACGACACAGATCAATACTTTCATTACGCAGGCTGAACAACGTATATACAACTCTGTTCAGTTCCCATCGCTTCGCAAAAATGTGACAGGTGTGACAAGCACAGGCAACAAGTACTTGTCATGCCCAAGTGATTTTTTGTCTTCATATTCTTTGGCGGTAATTGATGCCACAGGCGCGTATGAGTATTTGTTGAACAAAGATGTCAACTTTATTCGTCAGGCATACCCAACGCCAACAGATACAGCTATCCCCAAGTACTACGCGCTGTTTGGCCCAACCACAACCAACGACCCAAGTCCCGTCATCACCAATGAGCTTAGTTTCATTCTTGGCCCAACCCCTGACGCGGTCTACAACGTTGAGTTGCACTACTATTATTACCCCACTTCTATCACCACAGCAGCTTCTGGCCAAACGTGGCTGGGGGACAACTTTGACAGCGTATTGTTGTACGGGTCTTTGGTTGAGGCATACACCTTCATGAAGGGTGAAGTGGACATTATTGCTGGATACAACCAGAAATACATGGAAGCGCTTGCATTGGCTCAGCGTCTGGGTGATGGTCTGGAGCGTAGTGATGCGTACCGTAGTGGTCAGTACCGACAACCTCCGTTGTCTCAGAATAACGGAGTGCGTTAATGGCGTTTACAGGCAACTACAGTTGCAACACACTTCGGTCGGGCTTGATAAACGGGTCGTTCAACTTCGCGTCAAACACCTTTTATCTGGCGTTGTACACCAACGCAGCTACGCTTGATGAGACCACCACTGCGTACACCACGACTGGAGAAGCTTCCGGGGGTAACTATGTTGCCGGAGGTCAGATCGTAACTGCTTCTGTAAATACTGAAACAACTTCATCTGGCAGTATCACTTACATCAACTTCTCGTCCCCTGTTTGGACGGGTGTAATTACTGCCAGAGGCGCGCTAATATACAAAGCAGGAGATAATGGCGCTGTATGCGTCTTGGACTTTGGCAGTAATAAAACATCAACCAACACTTTCCCCGTGACGATGCCTGCAAACACCAGTACATCGGCACTCATTCGACTTGTTTAAGGAGTATCTCATGTTCAACGAAAAAGCTCTCTCTACCGATACCGTAACTGCGGGTCTGGTTGCTGGTACGGTTCTGCAAAACGGTGCTCGTGGCGGCGGCATATTCCACGTTCAATGCCTAGATAAAGACGGCAATCTGAAATGGGAAGACAAAATGCACAACCTCGTGGTCAACGAGGGGCTGCAAAACATGAACACCCAGTACTTCAAAGGCAGCACCTACACTGCGGCGTTCTTTCTCGGTTTGGTGACTGGCCCCGGTTCTGGCACGACATTCGCTGCTGCTGATACTCTAGCTTCCAAAGCATGGACTGAGTTTACCGACTACGCTGGCTCACGCAAGGCTGTAACTTTTGGTACGGCTACTACTGCCGATCCTTCAGTTATCACCAACTCTGCTGCACCTTCATCGTTCACTATTTCTGGTGCTGGGGGTGTTGTTGCCGGGGCGTTCCTGTGTACTGTAAGCAGTGGAACTTCGGGGGTTTTGTTCTCTGAAGCCGATTTCCAGTCTCCTGGCGACCGTACCGTGGTGAGCGGTGACACGTTGAACGTGACCTACACGTTTAGCCTTGACGCTGCGTAATCCTTTGTGTTCGGTACATCCGCATTTGCCGCCGCGCCCTTTGCTGCTCTAGCGGGGGCGGGTGCAATCTATGACAGCGCGGTTGCTGAAGCTGTAACGGCGTCAGATACAGCAGTCAATGCGGTGGCGTTGTTTGCGCCTTTGATTCTGGAAGAGATCGCAGTTGGTGAGAACATTGTTGTCGCGGAATCGGACTTCAGTGCAGCCGTAGCAGAGACCATCACTGCGCTGGATACGCCTTCAGCTTTGGTGGTGTTCCCAGCATACTTTGAAGACGCAGCAACTGCTTCGGACACGTTCGCCGCTGCGGCGACTTTTGAAGGACTGTATGTAGACACTGCCAGCGCGTCTGACCTGTATTCAGCCCAAGCTGATTGGGCAGTCTTAATTTCTGAAGTCGCCGCAGCGTCCGATTTGATTACTGGCGGGCTTGAATACAGCGTATTTATTCAAGAGTTGGCAACGGCGCTGGATACCCCAAGTTCAAACGTTGACTTTTTGGTGGCTTTTGTGGATGCTGCTACGGGATCAGACTCCATTGCCGCCGCCGCTGGGTTTGGGGTTGCGATAGCCGACACGGCTACGGCGTCCGACAGTACATTGGTGGCCCCCTCCACATTTAATGCCGTTGTCAGTGACACGGCTACCGCTCTGGATTCGCTATTGGCTTCAGCCGTCTTTCTTGCTACCATACAGGACAGTGCGGTGGGGGCGGATGTGATACTTGCTCGGTTCTTGTGGGAAATCATCAACAACTCGCAATCTACCACTTGGCAGACTGTAAAAACGCAGGGTTAAATATGGCACTCGTAGTAAAAGACAGGGTACAAGAAATAACGGCAACCACCGGGACAGGCACTGTTACGCTTGGCGGGGCTGTCCTTGGGTTTCAAACTTTTGCCACTGTCGGTAACGGCAATACCACGTACTACACCATCGTAGACCTGACCGCAGGCGATTGGGAAGTAGGCATTGGTACATATACCTCGGCAGGTCCAAGCCTGTCTCGTGACACCGTGCTGTCTTCCAGCAATGCAGGCGCGTTGGTTCCCTTTGCTGCGGGTACAAAGAATGTCTTTGTAACTTACCCATCTGCGCGATCGGTGTACAAGGATTCGGCAAATGTTTACACGGTACAACAAGCGTTCGATGCGCTTACTGCCAACTCCATAGCCCTGACATCCGGCACAATTACTACGACCCCAGTCAGCAATACAGACATTGTTAACAAACAGTACGCCGACGCTATTGCGTCTGGCATCCACTTCCACGAAGCTGTGGATTTGGCGACTACCGCAGCCCTGCCAGCAAACACGTACAACAACGGCACATCTGGGGTTGGGGCAACGCTTACGGCGACCGCTAATGGCGCGTTGTCTGTGGACTCAACGCTTACCGTCGCTTCAAACCGGATATTGGTGAAAAACGAAGCCACGCAAGCAAACAACGGTGTGTACACGGTCACCCAGGTTGGCTCCGCTGGAGCGCCATACATCCTGACTCGGGCAACCGACTTTGATACCGCTGGAACCGGAGTTGACCAGATTGACGAGGGTGACTTTTTCTTGGTGACTAGCGGCACAGTAAACCTCAACACCGCTTGGGTGCAACAGACCGCGCCCCCTATAGTTATTGGTACAACCGCGATTGTTTTTCAGCAGTTTGCTGCGCCAATCACTTACACCGCAGGGACGGGGCTGTCTGAGTCGCCCACCTACACATTCAACATCGCTAACACTGGGGTAAGCGCAACAACCTACGGCTCCGCAAGTTCTGTCCCAGTCGTGGCAGTCAACGCCCAAGGTCAGATTACTTCGGCTACCGACACAGCTATTGCCATTGCCGCAGGGGCGGTGTCTGGTCTTGCAGCTTCAGCTACCACGGACACGACTAATGCCAGCAACATCTCGTCTGGCACGCTCGGTACTTCAAGGCTCACGGGTTCTTACACAGGAATTACTGGGACTGGGGCGCTGGCTGCGGGTTCGCTGGCTACGGGCTTCACGGCAGTGTCGGCTCCTCTGGGCGGCACGGGGCAGACTTCTTATGCTGTTGGCGACTTAATCTATGCAGACACAACCACATCGCTGGCTAAACTTGCGGACGTAGCCGTTGGCAATGCGTTGATCTCCGGTGGTGTTGGCGCAGCCCCAAGCTGGGGCAAGATTGGCATGGCTACGCATGTCAGCGGCACGCTTCCGATTGCTAACGGCGGTACAAACACCACAGATACCCCGACCAACGGGGGTGTTACCTATGGCACGGGTACGGCGCAAGCATACTCTACGGCTGGTACTTCCGGGCAAGTTCTTCAAAGTAACGGCGCAGCAGCACCTACTTGGCTCAACCAGTCCAGTATTGCAGCAGGATCGGCTACCAACGCCACTTTTGCTTCGTCTGCAACCAATGCCACTTTTGCCACTTCATCAACTTCGGCTACCAATGCAACATTGGCTACTCTGGCAACGTTGGCTACGTTGGCTACTACGGCAACTAACGTGGGCGGCGGCGCGGCAAACCGGATCGTGTATAACTCAGGAGCAGGCACAACTACTTTTGTTACGGCCCCTGTAAGTGCCAGTACATACCTCCAATGGAATGGAACGGCATTTGCTTGGGCTGCGACTACTGGCCCTACTGGCCCTACTGGCCCAACTGGCCCTACAGGACCACAGGGTATTCAAGGTATTCAAGGAAACACAGGACCGACTGGCCCTACTGGTGGTATTGGCCCCCCTGGCCCTACAGGACCCCAAGGACCGCAGGGTATTCAAGGAAATACAGGACCTACTGGCCCTACTGGCCCCACTGGCCCCACTGGCCCTTCATTTTCGTCAGCTTTTAATAGTGTTAGCAGCATATCTGTTTTGGCGTCAGGCGCTGGCATTGCGACAGGCGCATTAGCCGGAACTACTGCTTCAGGCTGTGTTGTTTATCGATATAACTCACCTACCACAGACCCCTTGTCTGGAACCTGGAGATTTTTGGGAAACACATACAGCGTTGCGGGCGTTGCAATCAGAATATCTTAAAGGAATGACATGGCTACATTTACAGTAGAGTTTGTAACTGATCCTGTTTATTACAATGCTGAAGAGACTCACATTGAGTGCCGGGTTAAGTGGAGAGAAATACCCGAGGTGCTTCCGTTTAGCGCCAATGCTTGGGACCCAGAACCGCACGGTCAATTGTTATATGCGGCTTTAAAATCAGGTACATATGGGCCAATAGCCCCGTTTGTTTTTGATCCTGTTAAAGCGTCTTCAGAAATAAGAAGCATGAGGGATTATTTAATTGCCCAGACTGATTGGACACAAGCGTTGGATGTGCCCGCTGCCACAAAAGAAAAGTGGGTGGCGTACCGTCAAGCACTTAGAGACATTACGCTGCAATCTACGTTCCCAACAACTGTAACTTGGCCCACTGCGCCAGTCTAAGAGGCTAAATGGCACACCTTCCTATTTGGTATATACAACAGATACCCCAAGAAATCTGTGATGCAACGGAACAGGATTTTGTAAAACTTCCTGTCCGTGAAGCCACAATGGGGCCAGACAGTGCTGTTCGGAACACTACGCATAGGGACACAAAAGTTGCGTTTGCTCCTAAAGGGCATGCGTTTGAGAAGTACATGTCTGCCCATGCCACGCAAGGCAATACAGAATGTAAGTGGGCATACATCATGCACAACTCTGAAGCCATCCAGTATGCTGAATACGGGCCATCACAACACTACAATTGGCATGTTGATGTGTTCCCTTTGTCAGGGATGGGCACGGACCGAAAGCTGACCGTTATTTGTTTGCTAAATGATCCAAGCGAATTTACTGGCGGCGAACTTCAAATACGGCTGTATCAGGAATATACGGTTCCGCTGGTTAAAGGTACTATGGTTGTCTTCCCGTCAATTTTGGAGCACCGGGTAACGCCTGTAGTTACAGGGGTCCGCAAAACAGCAACCATGTGGTTTAACGGCCCAAGGTTTGCGTAAAAACATTAAGCATGATTAAGGAAAACAAATGAGCACGTATTCCTCAAGTCTTCGGATTGAACTGCCGACTAGCGGCACCCAGGCGGGTGTTTGGGGAGACACAACCAATAACAATCTGGCGTATATCCTAGATACCGCTGTCAGTGGATATCAGACGGTCAGCGTGACTTCTGCAAGCCAAGCACTGACATACACCAACGGTCCAACATCTACAGCAGCGAGTAATCAGGCTGTGTATGCCATGTTGCGGTTCACCACCACAACTGGTGCTGCCTTCGCTGTATACGCACCCCCTGCTTCCAAAGCGTACATCATTTGGAACAACAGCGGCTACTCGATGACCATCTACAACTCGACTGTGATTGGTAACACCACAGCAGCGGGTACGGGGGTTACGGTCACCGATGGCTCCAAGGTCATGGTCTGGTCTGATGCGGCCAACTTCTATGAACTACAAGCCGCAAATTTGACTGGTACTTTAGCTGTTGCCAATGGTGGTACAGGCGCAACCACTGCGGCGGGAGCAAGAACAAATTTAGGTTTGGTCATCGGTACAAACGTACCTTCTCCTACTGGTACAGGCGCGTCAGGTACTTGGGGTATTAACGTCTCAGGCAGCGCAGCCAGCGCCACAAACGCAACTTTGGCCACTACTGCTACGCTTGCTACGCTTGCTACTTTGGCCACTACAGCCACTTTGGCTACGCTTGCAACCTTGGCCACCAGTGCAGGTTCGGCTACTAATGCGAGTTTTGCTACTAATGCAGGTGCAGCCACCAATGCGAGTTTTGCTACCAATGCGGGCGCGGCTACTAACGCAACTTTTGCTTCGTCTGCCACCTTGGCTACGCTGGCCACCACTGCTACTTTAGCCACCACGGCTACTTTGGCTACGCTTGCCACTCTGGCCACACACGCTACAACTGCGGGTTCTGTCTCTGGAGGGTTGCTGTACAGGCAAACGGCAGCTAGTTCATTTACTTGCCCTTCTACTACGTGGACAACTGTTTCTGGGGCTACCTGTACAACAGGCACCTCTTACTTGATAACCATGTTTTGGAACGTCACATCCCCAAGCAATTCTTCTTTTTATGGTACTTGTGTATTCGCTGGTAATACGTTAGCTGGAAACGGGTCGCCGGGGATAACTACCATAGCTGTTAATGGGCGAGGTTCTGAACAGGAAACTGTGCTTTTGAGATTCTCAGGTACGGGGCAGCTTGAAGTGTTTTGGTACCCCGGCAGTATTACCACCGTAACCATGTCCTACACTTTATATTCTCTCGGGGCATAAACCTAGAGGTAAAAATTGATCCAATCACGGCGTATGCTCTTTGCAAAGGGGCATATAGAAGATGCCAAACGAGAAGCCGAACCCAGATGACACCTTGAGCAAGGTGCTGGCCTATGTGGACAGCCCGTTCAAGTTGATCGCCATCCTGGTGATGGGGGTTGTGGCCTTCTCAGGGTATTTTCTTTGGCAGAACCAAGAATTGTTGGTGGGGGCATACCGAGAGAACCAGAAGATGCCCTCCATTGCAGAAGACAGAATTGAGGATGCGGCTTCCCATTTGTTTAAGCACACCGGGGCGGTGGTTGTGGCGGTGTTCAAGGTCAACCCAATGTTTGGGACTCGGGTGCTACACAGAGCCTACACAAAGGAAGGCCGGGACAAGATCAATGACGGGCTGGACATTGGGCTGTTTACATCCAATGTGGCAAACAACAAGGATGTGGTGGCGCTGATGGCGGGGGAGATACCCTGCGGCAGCTACACCCAGGCGCAGAGTGAGATTGGCCTTTGGTACATTGAGAAGGGAATGACCTATGGGTGTAGAGTGGGTGTTCCACCTGACCCAAGTAGGTTCATTGGACAGATTACCGTTGGATGGGCCGAACAGCCCGAAGACATGGAGAAGATTCACAACCTGCTGCTCATAGCGGCAACAATGCTTTCAAGGAGTAAACAGTAATGCTGACCCTATTTTCAACCCTGATCTCTTTCCTGATGGGCGGCTTGCCCAAGTTGCTGGAATTCTTCCAAGACCGCAGTGACAAGAAGCATGAGATGGCCTTGGCGCAGCTTCAGATTCAGCGGGAGTTGGAGATGCGAAAACTGGGGTTTGAGGCCCAAGAGCGGGTCGAGCACATCAAGTCAGAGCAACTGGAGATGGAAACCAAATCCAATGAGAAGCAAGCCCTGATTGGCGCTCAACAGGCTGAGATGCAGGCCATCTATGCCCACGACACAAGCTTGAATGAAGGCACTAGCGAGTGGATGAAGAACCTTCGCGCCAGCGTTCGCCCTGTTATTACTTACGGTTTCTTCTTCTT